ACACCATGACCACGCTCGTCGAAGGCACGCACCCCGGCGGCTTCCTCGTCTGGGAAGCCTTCCGCGATTACACCCGCGAGACGATCACCGTCGCCGCCGGCACGCTCGAGCCCGGCACGGTGCTGGGCAAGATCACCGCGTCCGGCAAATACGCCGCGCACGATCCCGCCGCCGTCGACGGCACCGAGACAGCCGTCGCGGTGCTCTGGGGCAAGGCGGATGCGAGCGCCGGCGACGCGCCCGCCGTCGCGGTCGTCCGCGGTCCCGCCATCGTCAATCGCCACGACCTCGTCTTCGCAGGCACGCCCAGCGAGGGCGAGATCGCGGCCGCCCACGCGGCGCTCCTCGCCGCGGGCATCCTCGTCCGCTGACCCAATCCCGACAGGAGGCATCCTCATGGCCACCATGGACATCTTCGAAGGCGATGCCTTCACCATCGTCGAGCTCACGCGCGCGCTCGAGAACATCCCCTACAAGCCTGCGCTGCTCTCGGGCTCGAACCTCTTCAGCTCGCGTGGCGTGCGCTCCCGCACCGTCGTGATCGAGAGCCGCGATGGCACCCTGTCGCTGATCCCGTTCTCCGAGCGCGGTTCGGCCTACGAGCAGCAGGTCCCCGACCGGCGCGAGATGCGCGCCTTCGTCTGCCGCCAGTTCAAGAAGCAGGACGTGCTCTGGGCCTCCGAGATCCAGTCCGTCCGCGACTTCGGCTCCGAGAGCGCGACCCAGCAGGTGCAGACCGAGGTGGCCTACCGGCTCAGGAAGCTCCGCCAGGACGCCGAGACCACCTTCGAGTACCACCTCCTGAACGGCATCCAGGGGCTGGTGAAGGACCCGAAGGACCACGCCACGGTGGTGAACTACTTCACCGAGTTCGGCATCACGCCGGCGGCGGAGATCGACTTCGATCTCGACAACGCGAGCCCCGCCTCGGGCGCGCTGCGGAAGCGCTGCCAGGCGCTCATTGAGGATGTCGAGGGGAGCATGGGCGGGCTCTCGGCCGGCGCCGTGCAGGTCCGCGCCGAATGCGGCTCGGCCTTCTTCGCCGATCTCGTCGCCCACAAGGAAGTGCGCGAGACCTACCTCAACACCGCCGCCGCGGCCGACCTGCGCGGGCGCGTCGCCGACGAGGTCAGTTTCGGCGGCATCACCTTTCGCCGCTACCGGGGCGGCGTCGGCTTCACGGTGCCCACCGACAAGGCGTTCTTCTACCCGGAGGGGATTGAGGGGCTTTTCGAGATCTACTACGCCCCTGCCGAAACCTTCGAGACCGTTAACACGCTCGGCCAGCCGCTCTATGCCCGCACGATCCCCGACCGGGATCGCGACGAGTGGGTGCGGCTGGAGATCGAGTCCAACCCGCTGCCGATCTGCACTCGCCCGCAGGTCCTGCGCAGCGCCCGGCGGACCTGATGACCGCCTTCGCCGCCGTCCTCGACGCGCTCTTCGCCGACGCGCATCTCGCGCGCGACGTCGTCTACACCGCCGAGGGCGGTACGCCGGCGCTGGTCCGCGCGATCCTGCGCCGACCCGACGACGTCACCGGCTTCGGCGACGCGCGCATCTGGTCGGAGACCACCCGGCTGGATCTGCGTCTCGCCGAGGTGGTGAGCCCGCGTCCTGGCGACCGCATCGAGATCGACGACGAGGCCTTCCTCATCCAGTGCGAGCCCGTCCGCGACCGCGAGCGGCTGGTCTGGACCGTGGACCTGCGTCCGGCCTGACCACGATGAAGCTGAAGCTCGACATCACGCCCGATCTCGTCGCCGCCATGGCGGCAGAGGTGAAGGCCGGCGAGAAAGCTGTCACCGCCGCCATGCGCGAGGCTGGCACCGGGCTCAAGACCGCCTGGCGCGGCCAGATCACCGGCGTGGGGCTCGGGCGGCGGCTGGCGAACTCGATCCGGAGCCAGACATACCCGAAGGCGGGCGAGAGCCTGAACGCTGCCGCACTCGTGTGGTCCAAGGCTCCGGTTATCGTCGGCGCGCATGACACGGGGCCGCTGATCCGCTCGAAGGACGGGTTCTGGCTGGCGATCCCGCTGCCCGCTGCGGGCAAGTCCCTACGCGGCGGCAGGATCACCCCCGGTGAATGGGAGCGGCGACGCGGGCTGCGCCTCCGCTTCGTCTATCGCCGCACGGGGCCGAGCCTGCTGGTGGCCGAGGGGCGGCTCAACACAAAGGGCCAGGCGGTGGTGTCGCGCTCCAAGACCGGGCGTGGCAAGGTCACCGCGCCGATCTTTCTGCTGGTGCCGCAGGTGAAGCTGCCGAAGCGGCTGGACTTGGCGCGGGACGCGGACCGGGCGCTCGACAGCGTGCCGGGGTTAATCGTGGCGAACTGGGTGGAGGCGAAGATATAGTCGATCCCATTGCGACGGATGCTTCAGGTCAGGCCCATCAGCGCCAGCGCCATGCCCGCCAGAGCGCAGCCGGCAAGGACCGTCACCGCCCCAAGCTTGAACCGAAACACCGCCACAAGAGCGGCCAGCACCAGCGCCGCAGCCGACAGGTTCAGCGACGACCAGACAGGGACATCAAGGTCGAGCCCGAAGGATGCGATGGTCCGCACCTCGTCGAATACCACATGCAGACCGAACCAGACGGCGAGGTTCAGGATCACGCCCACCACTGCGGCCGTGATCGCCGTCAGCGCGGCTGTGAGCACCGCGTTGTCGCGCAGACGCTCGATGAAGGGCGCGCCGAGGAAGATCCACAGGAAGCAGGGAACGAAGGTAACCCACGTCGTCAACAGCCCGCCGAGCGTTGCCGCCATCAGGGGCGACAGGCCGCTCGCCTCTCGGAAGGCGCCCATGAAGCCCACGAATTGCGTCACCATGATCAGCGGGCCGGGCGTGGTCTCCGCCATGCCAAGCCCGTCCAGCATCTCGCCGGGAGCGAGCCAGCCGTAGTTCTGCACCGCCTCCTGCGCGACATATGCCAGCACCGCATAGGCGCCGCCGAAGGTCACGACGGCCATCACGCTGAAGAAGCCAGCTATCTGTGAGAAGACATTGGCAGGGCCGAGCAAGGCGAACAGCAGGGCTACCGGCACCAGCCAAAGCGCAAGGAACGCCGCCGAGATGCGAAACGCCCAACCCCGGTTGACCTGCGTGTGATCCGGCGATTCCTCGCCCAGCAGAGTGTCGGCGTCGTCGACCTGGACCTTGCCCACCTTGCCGTGTCCGCCGCCGCCATGGAATGCGGGCAGGCCCGCACGCGCACCGAAGAACCCTATCAGGCCAGCGACCAGGATGATCAGCGGAAACGGCACTGCGAAGCCGAAGATCGCCACGAAGGAGGCGGCGGCGATGGCGACCATCGCCCCGTTCTTGAGCGCGCGCGATCCGATGCGGATCACCGCCTGCACCACGATGGCCAGCACCGCCGCCTTGAGCCCGAAGAACAGTGCCTCGACCGGGCCGACATTGCCGTAGAGCGCATAGATCCAGCTGAGCGCCATGATCGCCACGACGCCGGGCAGCACGAACAGGACGCCCGCGATGATGCCGCCGAGCGTGCGGTGCATCAGCCAGCCGATATAGACGGCGAGCTGCATTGCCTCCGGCCCCGGCAGGAGCATGCAGTAGTTGAGCGCATGGAGGAACCGTTTCTCGCCCAGCCAGCGCTGCTCCTCGACGAGGATCCGGTGCATGAGCGCGATCTGTCCGGCCGGACCGCCGAAGCTCAACAGGCCGATGCGGGCCCAGATGCGGGTGGCCGCGGCCAGCGTGGGGTATGCGCGGTCCTGCATCAGTCTGCCTTCGGCTTGTTGGTGGGCCAGTTGTGGGTCTCGTCGGTGGCGTCCCGCGCCCAACGAAAGAAGGCGTCGTAAAGCAGCATCCCGGCCTCCAGCTGCTCCAGATCGTCGGAATACATCCGCGACAGGCCGAGCGACGCGGCAAGCAGACCGGCCGCCTCGGGCGCGAGGTCGAGCCGGGCGGTATCGGCGCCGCGCACGATTGTGGCGAGCCGGTCGAGGGCGGGAATGCTCAGGCCGAACTCGGCCAGCATCACGTCGAAGGTGCAGAGGTCGTCCCGGTGGCTCCAGAACACGCCTTCGATGTCGAAGGGCGATGCGTTGTAGCGTTCGGCGACGCCGATCACCTCGGCGGGCGCCACGAACAGGATGATCGCCCGGGGATCGAGAAAGCGCCGGATCAGCCAGGGACACGCGATGCGGTCGATCTTGGGGCGCGAGCGGGTGACCCAGATGGTGCGGCCCTGCGCGTCGCGCGCGGGCAGCTTCACCGGATCGATCAGCGGCAGGCCGGCGGAGCGCCATGCCTCGAACCCGCCCTCGAGATACTCGGACGGGCAACCTTCGGCGCGAAGCAAGGCGGCAGTGCCCTGACTGCGCCGGTGACCGGCCTGACAAACGGCGATCGAAGGCTGGCCGCCGAGCTGTGGCGCGAGGGCGGCGAGCGCCTGGTCGTCGATCCGGACAGAACCTGGGAGCAATCGTGGATCGGCGGCGAAATCTTCCTCGGACCGCACGTCGAGCAAAAGCGGTGCGCGGGGGGTTCCGATGATGCGGGTGAGCTTGTCGAACGAAATGGCATTGGGCGCAGGCATGTGCGTTCCTCCGTCGCCGGGGTTGAACAGGAACGCGATCTTCAGCTGGCGCCTCGTGGGGAGCTCGCAATCCCCATGGGTCCAGTTACCGGAAGTGCTCTGAAACTGTCAAGAATTGCAAAGGTCAAGCTGCCCATGTTCGGGCGCTTCGGACATCGAAGAGACCCTCCATGCCCACCCCTCGTGAAACCATCCTCGCCGCGCTGCATGCGCGGCTCTCGGCGTTGCCCGCTACCGCCCTTCGCGGCGAGGTTCTGCCCGAGCGCGTCCCGGCCGAGGGCCTGCTGATCCTGCGCGACGGCGAGCCGGGTGAGCCGGAGGTGACGCTGTCGCCGCTGCGCTACCACTACCAGCACCGGGCAGAGATCGAGGCCGTCGTGCAGGGCGCCGACCGTGACGCCGCCTTCGACACGCTGACCGCGAGCATCGGCGCAGCACTTGCCGACGACCGCACTTTGGGCGGGCTCTGCGACTGGGTCGAGGCGGAAGCGCCACGGCCCGTCGATCTGCCGGTCGAGGGCGCGGCCAGCCTCAAGGCGGCGGTCATTCCGGTCGTCTTGCATTATTCAGCTGACGACCCGCTTGGGTGAACCTGCGGCCAGCCTGAAGGCCGCGTTCGGCGGGACGACAGTCCACTGGACTGTCGTCTGATCCGCCTCACTCCCGGTGGTGCTGCACTATTCCACGGCCGATCCGCTCGGCTGACCCCGACAACCCAAGGAGAACACCATGGCACGAGCCCAGGGGGCGCGGGCGCTGATGGCGCTTGCGTTCGAGACGACCTATGGAACGCCGCCCGCCAGCGGCTTCACCCGCATGCCCTTCGCCAGCACCTCGCTGGGGGCTGAACAGCCGCTGCTGAACTCGGAGCTTCTCGGCTACGGCCGCGATCCGCTGGCGCCGATCAAGGACGCGGTGACGGCCGATGGCGATGTCGTCGTGCCGCTCGACGCCGAGGCGCTTGGCTTCTGGTTGAAGGCGGCCTTCGGGACACCCACGACCACGGGCGCGGAGGCCCCGTACACCCACGAATTCCAGTCGGGGTCGTGGGCGCTGCCGAGCATGTCGATCGAGACGGGCATGCCGGAGGTGCCGCGGTACGCGATGTATTCCGGCTGCGTGCTCGACCAGATCACCTGGCAGATGCAGCGCTCAGGGCTGCTGACCGCGACGGCCCGGCTGGTGGCGCAGGGAGAAACGGTCGGGACCACGACCAGCGCCGGAACGCCCGCCGCGCTGGAGCTGAAGCGCTTCGGCCATTTCAACGGGTCGATCACGCGGAACGGCTCGGCCCTCGGCAACGTGGTCTCCGCCGACATCGCCTATGCCAACAACCTCGACCGCATCGAGACGATCCGCTCGGACGGGCGCATCGATGGCGCAGACCCGTCCATCGCGGCGCTCACCGGCTCCATCGAGGTGCGTTTCGCCGACGGCACACTGGTGACGCAGGCGATCAATGGCGATCCGTGCGAGCTCGAGTTCGCCTACGTTCTGCCCTCGGGCGAGAGCTTCACCTTCACCGTGCATGCCGTCTACCTGCCGCGCCCCCGGATCGAGATCTCCGGGCCGCAGGGCGTGCAGGCGACCTTCGACTGGCAGGCCGCGCGCGACAGCGTGGTCGGCCGGATGTGTACCGCCACCCTAGTGAACGACGTGGAGAGTTACTGATGCTGACGCTCGACCTGACCAATGCGCCGCGCTGGCATGACCTCGCCCCCGGCGTGCGGGTGCAGCTGCGCCCGCTGACAACCGCGCTGATGGTGGCGACGCGCAGCGACCCCGCCGTTGAGGCCGTGCCCGAGGAGGCCTCGGACGAGGAACGCGCAGTGGCCTTCGCCAAGGCGCTGGCGCGGCGGGCGGTGCTCGCCTGGGAGGGCATCGGCGACGCCGACGGCAACCCCATCGACCCGAGCCCCGAGGCTATCGACGCGCTGCTCGATCTCTGG